TTTATTTGTAGATGGAGAAGACAATATAGGTCAGACACCAATCGTTAACGGTCGTCAGGTTTACTACACTATGTTTTTGTTTACAGATCAAAAGATATGGGTCAATGCTGGACAAATCACAGACCTAATGCCATTCGACCACGGTGTTCACAAAAGAATTATGGACATTATTCCTAAGGTATTTACAAGTGATATCCAAAGTCCATTAGGCGTAACAGATGAGAACTCAGACCTCTACAAATTTATTGGAGGAGTTGCGTTTACTCATGATCAGTTTTTATCTCAACTAGATGTTTTAAGACCTCAACATTCTTCAGAAGGAATTGCTTTTACAACATTATCTCAAAACGCTACTAGTGTGGGTCTTGTTCCAGAACCAGGACTTCCAGTTAAAAATCAAAAAAGACTTATCCGTGAAGCGTTGTCCCTGTACTCCAACAAAGGTACGGAACTAGGCATCAATGCGTACGCAGAGTCTTTGACTGGGTTCGCACCAACCACAACGCTATCGACTAACCTTTTGCTATCAGTTCAAGACTCGACCTTCTACAACTCTATCGGTAACTGGACAGCAACTAACGCCACGTTAACCTCTAGCAATGAACAGGTGCCAGCAACTGGTACAGACGTGATCGACAACGTCTACACAGGAAAAATTGTTGCATCTGCTGCTGGGGCTATGCAAGTAGGTAACACAGCACCTATTACACGAGGAGTTCCAGTACTTCCAGACACAGAGTATGTAGTCTCTTGTAAACTAAAGTCCCCATCTAGCGCTGGTAACATTACTCTGGCAGTAAAGTTCTACGACAGACACGGTGAGATCACAGGCACTACTCAATCAGCAACTGCTGTTGCTGCAAACAATACCTGGAAGAGTTCATCGAAAGTATTTACAACTCCAGCAGACTCATCATATGTAAGTATTCAAATCTCCTATAGCGCTGCTGGAACTTACTACCTAGACCAAGTATGCCTTCAGTTAGGTGACACAGTTGAGTACGATGAAGCAAGAGCAATCTCAGTATTCCTTGACTCTTCTAAGATTAATTACATCAAGAACCCATCGTTTGAAGTCGATGACTCAGACTGGACAGTGACTGGAGCAACCTTCACGCAAAATGCTCTAGTTCCATCTGAAGGTTACTCAGGTGATTACAGCGGCAGGTTTGTTGTTGCTACAACAGGAAACATTCAAACTGACTACAACATCCCCATAACTGCTGGTAAATATTACACCTTGTCGTTCTATGTGGCTTCGGACGACTCTACTACTATCACTGGGTTAATTGAGTTCTTTGATGAAGACGATAACCTCCTAGAAGAACTTGAGACCGAGTTTGATATAACTGATGCGTTTAGCAGAGTAAGTATGACTGCACTAACCGACTCAGATTCAGGGGTGTCTTACGCAAAGGTAAAACTTTCTTTTACTGATGATGGCACTTACTACGTAGATCTTGTTCAGTTTGAAAAGTCACAAACTGCAACAGAGTATTTTGATGGCTCTCTTCCTTCGGAGTACGGTGCTGTATGGGAAGGCACAGCCGACTCTTCCTACACTCACATCTATCCTAACAAGCCATTAAAGATCCCTAGGTTAGGTAAGACCCTCAATGACTGGGTTGTTCCTAACACCTTCTGGAGACTGTCGACTTACGATGGAGTGGAATATACCAACCTGACGGTGTAGGCTCCAGGTCATGGTTGACCTACTTATCACGATCCTCATTGCAGGAGTTGCAGTTACCTACGTCATAGAGTTCATAGAACTTATTACGACAGGTATGTTTGGCGTTCCTCTCCTCAATAAATTCCTAACACTCCCACTAAGTTTTGGGGCTTTAATTTCCCAGAACTCACTTAGCATGCAGTTCATAATTGCAGTGCCTGCTATCGCTACAGTTGCACTTCTACTTAGTAAGTACTTAAATAAACCAAGGGTTGTACAACAACGACTACCACGACTATAGGGGCACGCTATGAAACGAATGATCCTTTTAACATTTGATCCAAGTGCTGATGTGTACTACCCGCTTGTAGAATTACTCGGCAAAGAAGATGTGAGTGAAGTTCTTATTCCAGTAATCACTAGAGGGATATTTACAGAGACAGCAATCAATGCCGTCAAAGAACAGGGTATAGATTACAAAATTTATCTAGATGTAGAGACCACCATGGATGGACTAGAGGATGACGCGGATGTAATCACCGTCTGTTCTAATCCAATCAAAGAACTACTCAACTTAATTACCCCAGATGACATCCTTGCTATGGCATGGGATGACTCAGATGAGGCTCACATGACCATTCACGCCCTGGAAGATTTTGGCCTTGAGATGTGGAACATCAAAGGAACACTCAATCCCATCGAGATGGATTACACAGAGGACACCACGGAAGAGTTGCATGATGCCATGCAGGAGAGCCTTGCATCCTTCATCGAGATCTTTGCTGCCTACATAGCCTCCTCGGTCTTGGATACCTTGATGGACACCATCACAGAGCGGCTGGAGCAGGAGTTAGGAACCAAGGACATCAATCCCTTCAAGGATGACGACACCCTGTGAGAATCCCACATGAGGCCTATACCGCCGACCTGACCGATTATCAGTTCCGACTGCTTGCCACCATATGCCACTTAGCGGGCTCTGGAGGCCGTCTACAGGCTTCAGCAGCCCAACTTGGTATAGAGACTGGCAACGTCCATGAGAAGACCGTCCGTAGAGGCCTTGCAGCCTTGGAAGAGGCTGGCTTCATCAAGCGAACTCGGACCAAGAGAGCCAACGGATACCGTGGCATAGACCTACTGGACATTACAAGCCCAAGCGGGACGCTAGAGTTCCCTAACCTAGGGGACGCAAATGTCCACACCTCACATGACTATAAGTCACGTAGCCATATTACTAATAAGTCATTAGTACCTAATAGCAAAGATAGTAATCAATTAAAAGATATTAGAAACACCGAAGGTGTTTCAATGAAAGAGATACGAGTACCTATGAGAAAATGGGAAGATGATTCAGACAATCTTGCAGGCTTCGGCCTTGTTGAGGAGCAGGACGCTGTTCAGCCGAAGATCCGCAAGTCAGATCCAAAGACCAGAGGCAAGCGACCTGAGCATGAATGGACTCCCATGGATGTCGCTGCTGAATTCTCATATCGAGTTGGTAAACGCTACCCGCTCCTGCCAGGGACAGTCAATGTGCGTCAGTTGTCGGGAGCACTCAGTAAATTCCGCAAGCAGTACCAAACCACAGCCTTAGTCGAACTGGAACTGCTCAAACTGTTTATGGCAGATGAGCGTAACTTCCAGAACATCGGGGATGAAGCACCCCACCTCTACAAGTTGTACCTCGCATCCTTTGGCAAGAAGATGAACCAAGCCCGTGAGAATTTGGGGCTGAACAAAGTAAATGCTAAGGTCGATACATCTGTTAAGGTCTCCACCCTAACCGCCAGCGATGGCAAGGTCTTCCAGAATTCACTGTCTGGTCGTGCACAGTTAGAGCGATATGAAAAACGATTGGGAGCAACTAAATGATTTTAGATACAGGAACAATGATTGCAATAATGATTGCACTTGCTGGATCATGTTTGATGATGGTTCTGTTTATGCGAGAGAACATGCAACTACGTAAGACGATTAAGTACCTACTGGAGAAAGAGAATACAAATGCCTAAGAAAGTCGAAGCAACATTCGTAGCAACAATTACACTGAACACAGAGAAGGCTGGCGGATGGCTTGCTATCGTCAGTGCACAGCGCCCTGCTGGTGAGTCTGTGAACTCCATGCAACCTGCAGAAGGTATCAGCGAGTACACATCATGGAAGAACGCATCTGCTGCAAAGCGTTGGGTCAAGGAGCAAGTCCTTAAGCACACACCTCGCAAGTCAGTCAAGATGGTTGCAACTGGAGCACTTGATGCAAAAGGTAAGCCAGCAGCATTTGCTGGATCGTTAACCTTCAAGGTTGACAACGACTTCACATTCACTAAGTAGTAACCCTGAGGGGGGACCATGTACGACATCAATCAATTGTCTGCTTTAAAAAAGCACTGGCTACTGCGTACCTCAAATATCCCACGTCGCTTTCTAGGTCTTGAACAGCAAGACATTGTCGATAGGGCTGGAGAGTTTCCTAGCGAGGTATCGACGTGGATTGATGATGCGATTGGCGGTCAGGTCATCAAGCAGATTGGCAACATCGGCATTAACGGTGTTGGGCTACTGTTTGATGGCGGTCCAGGAATTGGTAAGACGACTCACGCAGTAGTTGCTGCTATGGAGTTTATCCGAAGACTTCCAGAAGATGATGTTGAGGCTGCAAAGATCCTAAGTCTGACAGCATCTGATTACGGGCTAAGCGCTAGACCGATCTACTACATGACCTACCCAGAATTTTTGTCCAGAAAAAAGTCAACCTTCGATGCGGATCACGATGATAAGCGCAATATGGTTTATGAACTTGATGGCTTTCACGGACGCTCGAAGTTTGACTGGCTTAATGTTCGCATACTTGTGATTGATGATCTTGGTAAAGAGTACGGATCTAAGTATGACGACAGTTCATTTGATGAAATTCTCAGGTTAAGATACGACAAGGCTCTACCCACAATCGTGACTACAAATGTTAGACTAGAAGATTGGGAATCTGAGTACAAAGAAGCGATGGCAAGTTTCGCACACGAAGCATTTATTAGAGTCCCTATCATTGGTTCTGACCTGCGAGCAGCACAATGAGAGGTAAGAGCATGGAGTCTCCTTGGAGAACCGTTCAAGTCTTTATCTCTGCTCAGGCTGCTGGTATTTTTGAAGTTGAAGTCGATACTGAAACAAAGAAGACACGATGCAACTGCCCTGTGTGGCGTAAGACAGCCGCATGCAAGCACGCAGCCTTTGTTCAGAACAAGATGCGCTACAACAATGGTCACTACTCCATACTCGTTCCTACAGATATCTCTGAGGACCTAGCGGTAGAGGCAAGCGATGACCCGAAGAAGTTCCGTGAATTCGTGGTCAAGTACGCTAAAGTAGAGGTCATATGAAAGGCGGGGACATTTCAAATGTCTCCTCTCTCCAGGTAGTGTGCCTAACTGATGTAGTGATT